AAGGTTGGGGCTGAATTTATTTCTTACACTGGAATCTCATCAAATGATTTAACAGGTATTACAAGAGCTGCCGCGGGTACGAGATCTGCACACTCAAACGGATCCTCAGTAGAATACTATACTGGTTGGGGAGAACAATCATTATCTTCATCAGTTATTCTAGATCCAGCTTCATGGTCACTAGATCATTTTGGAGAAAAATTAATAGCAACAGTTAAAAATGGTAATACTTTTGAATGGGATCCTATTCACTCAGATCCAAATGGTTTATCAACAAGAGCAACTGTTGTAAGTAATGCACCTACAAAATCAATAATGTCTATTGTTTCAGAAAGAGATAGACATTTAATTATTCTTGGAACTGAAACAACTATTGGAACATTAAATACTTATGACCCAATGTTTATAAGATTTTCAGATCAAGAAAATATTTCAGAATATGCACCTACTTCTACTAATACAGCTGGTACTTTTAGATTAGACTCTGGTGTAAAAATAATAGGAGCAGCTAAAGCAAAAGATTATATTTTAATATTAACGGACACTTCTGCGTATGTAATGCAATTTGTTGGCCCACCTTTTACTTTTTCAATAAGGCAAGTAGGATCTAATTGTGGAGCCATTGGCCAACACTCTATTAAATATGTAAATGGAGCAGTTTGGTGGATGGGTCAAGCAGGAGGATTTTTTGTATACGATGGTACAGTTAAATCAGTTCCATGTTTAGTTGAAGATTTTGTATTTACTACAAAAGGAGATAATTTAGGAATTAATTATAATTCTGGTGAACTTGTTTATGCAGGTCTAAACCATTTATACGAAGAAATAAATTGGTTTTATGCAAAAGATGGTTCTGAAAATATAGATAGAGTTGTTACCTATAACTATACAGAAAATACTTGGACTACGGGTTCTCTTGCAAGAACTACTTGGCATGACTCTACTTTATATGATTTTCCTTATGCAACTGAATTTAACAAAGATTTCAATCCAAGTTTTCCAGTAGTACAAGGTGTTACAAATATTAATGGTTCAACTAGATACTATGCCCATGAAATTGGTAATAACCAAGTATCATTTCAAGGTGCTAAGACTGCAATTGAAGCATTTATACAATCAGGAGACTTTGACTTATCTCAAGGAGGTGATGGTCAAATGTTTATGAGTATGAGAAGATTTGTTCCAGACTTTAAGTTGCTGACTGGTGATTGTCAAATTACAATTAACTTAAGAAGATTTCCTAGTGATACTGCAACCTCCTCGCCTCTCGGACCTTTTACAGTTACAAGTTCTACGGAAAAAGTAGATACAAGAGCTAGATCTAGATTTGCTAGTGTAAAAATTGCAAATACATCAACAGATCAAAATTGGAGATATGGTACTTTTAGAGTAGATGTTCAACCAGATGGAATGAGATAATGGCAAGAGTAGATATAGTTATACCTGAACCTACACCAGTTTATACTGAAGATAACCAAAGACAAGTTGCTCAATCTTTACAAACATTAAAAGATAAGCTAAACACTTCTTATCAACAAGAATTAAAAAATGAACAAGATGCATTTAATTACTTTTTATCATGACTATAAGATATAAAAATCAAGGATATAAACAATCAGACACAAGCAAGACAACAGCTCTTACATGTCCTTCTAATGCAACAATAATTATTAAAAGTATTTATTGTTCTAACAATGATGGTTCATCAGCTATTCTAGTTAATATGAATTTAGTAGACTCATCTGATTCAAGTGCTGAGTACGAATTTTTTAGAGATGACGTTGCTGCAAAATCTCAAGTAAATGCTGCACCACAAGGAATAAATTTAGAAGCAGGAGATGCAATCACAATTCAAGCAGCTACTGGAAGTAACAAAATTCAAGGTGCTATAAGTTATGCACAAATAGACAGATCTCAAGAGAATGGCTAAAGAGCTATACTACGAAACAAAAATTTATAATAATATAATTAATAAAGTAAATGATGTTATAAACAAATATCCAATCAAAGGTAGAGTTGAAACTAATGAACACTCTACTCATAATGGTTTTCAAACACATAATATATTAGATATTTTTCCAGAAGATATTCTGAAAGAAATTGTTCCTATAAATAATCTTTATAAAGATATATTTCATCTTCATTATATTTCATATTTCAAAGGGGGTTTTCAAAGAGCCCATAATCATAGAAGAACAGAGAAGTTTTCATTTATTTTATATTTAAATGATTCGGATGGAAGTACTGTTTTTAATAGTATTTCAAGAGAAGCAATACCAGCTAAAGGTAAATTAATCCTTTTCTCATCTAGCTTAATGCATTATAGTAAACCATCATATAAAGATAAAAAAATAATAGTTGGTGCTATTGGCAAAAAATGACAGAAATAGAAAATTTTTTACACCCAAACATTTGTAAGTATTTAATAAATTTTTATAAAGAGAATTCAAGTCTTTCAAAAACTTTTAATAAAAGACATTGTCTTCATTTATTAGATTTAAATTATAATGACGCTACAGTACAAAATGTTGTTAATAAATATAAACTAATTAGACCTAATCAATATTTAAAAAATATAGAATTAATTTTTTGGCCAGTAGGAGAATCACATGATTGGCATGATGATACTATTTATTATGATTACACAACAATCACTTATCTAAATGATAATTATAAAGGTGGAGAAACAACTGTAGAAAAATATAAAATAAAACCAAAGACTGGTAAAATATGTTTATTCTCTTCTACTAAAAAGCATAAGGTTGATATACTCGAAGAAGGGTATCGTTATGTTATATTAGCGTGGTATAAAAATGGCTAATATAATAAGTAAAATTATTTTTACTAAAAAAGAGGCTTCATTAATATCTAAATTTATTCTTGAAAATGAGAATACAATTAAAAGTTTAGGTCAATCTTCTTACGATTTGACTAATAAAAATTCTTTAACAGGTACCTTCAGTTTTTTTAATTTTTTAAATTCTGAAATTGGTGGCTTGTTAAAAGAAAAAGTATTTAAATTTTTAAAAGAACAAAATATTTTTAAACCATTATATATACAATGTTGGGCAAATACTTTTAGAAAAAATGAAGGTATTGGTCTCCATAAACATGCGGAAGGGCTAGAAGAATATTTATGTGCTAATATATTTATTGATGGTGATGAAGATATTGGAACAACTTATGTTATAGATAATAATAATTATTATTTTAAAAATACTATAGGGGAAATAACTTTATTTAGTTCTCAAATTCCACATTTTGTAAGAAAAAACAAAAATGATAAAGTAAGAATTTCTGTAGCTATGGATATACACCAAAACAAAAATACTGCAGGAGATGTAGAAAATAAAATAAGATATTATTATTATACCTAACGATTGATCTTGAAAAAAGTTTACGATATGTTATTTTAATATGATATAAAAATGGCTCGTCAAAAATTTACACATTTTATTCCAAGAGATAAACCAAAAAAAAGAGGTCCTGGTCAACATAAAAAAAGACTTAACAAGCATGAGAAACGTCAAAGAAAACAAACACGTTACAAGGGCCAGGGGCGTTAGTGAAAAAAATCTTATGGCAAGATTCTATAATTCATGATAATTTTTACGATGAAGACACCTCTATTCGTATAAAAGATATACTTAACATTTGTAAGGCAAATAATAATTTTGTAAATAAATCTAATGTAAATGGTTTTCAAACTAAAACTTTAGATGATAAAATAATAGCAAAACAAATTGTAGAATGGTCTGCAATTTTAATTAAAAATGAATATAAAGTAAAATCAAATATAAAACTTGATCTAGAATTAAATAATTTTTGGATTAATGAAAATTACAAGTACAGTTATAACAGATCCCATACTCATCCCGGTGCTAATTTATCTGGTGTCTATTATTTAGATGTACCAGAAAATTCTGGTAATATTTTTTTTGAAGATTTTACTAAGCAATTTACAAATTTACACAGTTGCTTTGAAGGTGAGGAGTTTCAAAACTATATGTCCTTAAAAAATAATACAAATCAATTAGTAATTTTTCCATCTAACATTACACATGGAGTGGAAGCAAGTAAGACTGACAAACCTAGAGTATCTTTGTCTTTTAATTTAGTATTGCATTATCAAACAAAATCTGTATAAAATAACTTATGAGTGATAATTTAGTAAAAATACCAGCCGAAGCAAAAGAAATAATTAAACATAAAAGATCTGGAAAAATTTATGCAACAAAAGCAGATTTTGATGCAGATGTAGCAGATCCAAATACTGATACAACTCAAGAAGACTTTAGACAAGATCTTGAAATAAAAGTTACAAGAGTTTCAATGGGTGCTGCAACAAAAGAATAATGCTTCCAAGAGGTGCAACCGAATTACAAATGGAAATGCTTTATAAGTATGTTCCAAAAGAAGTATTAGATCAAGTACAAATATGTACTTCTATTCCCGGTAAGGTGCCATTAGATCCTAACAAATTAAATATTCTTTGGCAAAAAAATTCTTGGGATCAACCAAATCTACAACCTTTTTTTAGCAATAGAGAAAGACATAAAGAATATGATTGGTATGTTTTTAACAGTCATTGGAATTATGAAAAGTTTAGATACTTTCACAACATTCCACCAGAAAAATCTGTAGTAATTAAAAATGGTATTGATAAGTTTCCAAAGAGAAAAGTTTATAAAAAAGGAGATCCTATAAAAATTATTCATCATTGCACACCATGGAGAGGATTAAATGTTGTTCTTCGTGCTATGCAAGAAATAAAAAATCCTAATATTATATTAGATGTATATAGCTCCTCACAAGTTTATGGAGATGAATTTGCAAAATCTCACGATGAACAATTTAAACCTTTATATGAACAAGCAGAAAAATTATCTAATGTAAATTACATAGGTTATAAACCTAACGAATATATTTTAGAACAAATGCCTAACTATGATATATTTGTTTATCCAAGTATTTTTGAAGAGACATCTTGTGCATCAGCCCTTGAGGCTTTGGCTTCTGGAGTTCATATAATTACAAATAATTTTGGAGCTCTATATGAAACTTGTGCAGAGTGGCCAGTATATGTAAATTATACAACTGATTATGAAAGTATGGCGATAGCTACGGGAAATGCTATTAACACTGCAGCGGAATACATGCATGAAGATTTTATACAAGATCACCTAGAAGAACAACAAAAGTTTTATAAAAGATTTTATAGTTGGAATAAAAAAGGAATAGAATGGACAAACTTTTTAAAAGGAGCTTTGCGTGAAAGAAACAGTAAATAAAGATACATATCAAACTCTTAAAGAAATCAGAGTAAATTCGGAGTTAGGAGAAAAAGCAGTTTTACCAATGTGGAAACCTAAAACTAACCAAGAAGAACAATCTCCAATATCTATATTTCTAGCAACTCCAGTTCATAGTGAATGTTCAATTCACTATGCTCAAGCATTACTAGAGTTTCAAAAACTATGTTTTAAGAAAAAAGTTAAGGTTAATTTTTCTTTAGTGAAATCATCTTTAGTAACTCAAGGTAGAAATCTATGTGTTGCTGGTTTTTTAGAATCAAATTATACACACATGCTTTTTATAGATTCTGATATTTATTTTAGTGCAGAATCTATCTTTAAAATGATTGAAAAAGATAAAGATGTAATATCTATACCCTATCCATTAAAAACAATTATGTGGGATAAGACTATGGATAGAATAAAAAATGGAGATATAAAAACTGTAAATGATTTAAAAAGTTCATTTAATACATACCCAATGAGAGTAGATGATGACAACAATATTAAAATTAAAGATGGGGTTATTGAAGTAACTCATAGCCCTACTGGATGTATGATGATTAAAAGATCTGTATTTGATAAGATGATAAAAGCATATCCAGACAAAAGTATTGTGCAAAAAACTGTTATAAATGGTAAATACATAGATAGACCTCATATGTGGAATTTTTTTGACACGATTCACGACCCAGAAACAAAAACTTACTTAGGTGAAGATTTTTCATTTTGTAAACTTTGGAAAGAAATTGGAGGAATATGTCATGCTTATATTACAGATCGAATTATACATATTGGGGAGCATCAATATGAAGGACGTTTTGTTGATGAGTTGAAACCTAACAAGTAAAATGATACTATATGCTATTATTAGGAAAATAGACTATGGATCCATTTACAATAGCATTAGCCACATTTGGCGTACAAAAACTTAGAGGTAAATCTACAAAAAGAGCATTAAGAGATGCAGCTATTGTTGGTGGTGGTTCTTATGCTTTAGGCCAAACTGCGTTTGGTGCTAACATGGGTATAGGCCAAGGTTCAGCTTTTTCATCATTAGGTTTTGGACAAACAGCTGCAGCTGCACCTCAAGGTAGTTTAGGAACAAGTTTTTTAAATCAAGCAAACATGCCAGCGGGAACACCAATAGGTGTAGATAAATTTGGTAATACTATAACATCTAGAGGTGGAGAACTTTCTGGATTAAATGTTATACCAAAAGCAAAAGAACCAACAGGTATAAAAGCATTGATGGAAAAAGCTAAAAAAAATAAATTAGCAACTGCATTTACTGCAGCATCTGTATTACCATTATTAGGTGGTGATGATGTAGAAGATTTTAAACCACCATTTACAGAAGAAGATTATAAAAAAGCATACGAAGAGCAATCAGCAAAATTAAGTGGTGCTTTTGAAACTCCAACAAATATAAGACCATCAAGAGCCGACACGTTTGGTTCAAATATGTTTTACGCAAACGAAGGTGGCCTAGCTACAGCTTTACCAAAATTTAATAAAGGTGGTGTAAACTACCTACCATCTAAATCTGATCATGATGAAAATGATATGAATAATTATGTAAGAGCAGAAGGATATGTAGAAGATGGATCTGGTAACGGAGATAAAGATGAAGACACTATGTTAGCACAATTAGCTGACGGTGAGTTTGTATCTAGAGCTGATGCAGTGCTTGGTGCTGGTATTTTATCTGGTGGTAACCCAAAAGATTATAAGAGCATGAGAAAAGCTGGAGCAAGTTTTTTTTATGATCAACAAAAAAAATTAAAAAGAGTTTACGATTTAGTTAATGCAGACACAAAAGAAAATTAAAAAAGGAGTAGAGGTAATATCTATACAACCTTCTCAAATAGAAGAGATATGGCCTTTGGTACATTTTATGATTTATGAAGCTTTAAATTACAGTGGTAGATATGCAGAGCCAAATGATATTAAAAAATTATTATTATCTGGAGACAATCAATTGTTTTTAATATTTGGATCTGAAGATGGCGTTGAAAACAAAGTATTTGGATTAGCTACAACTAGAGTATTTGAAAATCCAAATTTTAAAGAATTACAAGGTTTAATTTGTACTGGAAAGAAAATGGAATTATGGGAAGAAAAATTAATTAATATGTTAGAATCTTTTGCTAGAACAAATGGTTGTAAAAAAATTAAGGCTTATATGAGACCTGGATACAAAAAAATTATGCCGAAGTATGGCTATAAAACAAGACATGTTGAATTTGAAAAGGAGTTAAATTAAATGAGTATATTTGGAGGAGGATCCTCGGGAGGAGGAGGTGGTGGAAGTTCTACAGGAACACAAACTACTATTGCTAGAGAAGCACCGGGAGTAGAGGCTAGAAAACTATCACTTTATGATGAAGCTGCTAATCTTGCGAAAACACCAGTTAACTTACCTGGTATACAAGTTGCACCAATTACTCCACTCGAACAAGCTGGTATAACTCAAGCTGGTACAACAGGAGCTGGGACAGGAACTGTTACTCAAGGTATTGCTTCATTACAAGCTGGACAACAAGCTCCAAACATATCACAATTTTTTAATCCTTATCAATCAT